TAAAAAATATTTAAAACCAGATTCTATTAACCATAAAGACTTTGTATTAATAAGAACTAAAACAGAAGAAGACAGAATTAAATATATAAAAAAAATATTACAAAGAGGTTTTGATTTAGAAGGTGATGTCAGAGTTAAATATGCAAATATACATACAGTAAAAGGTCTTACATTCGATAATGTAATTGTAGATTTAACAGCAACAAGATTAGAAAAATATTTCACACAATTAAGATTAAAGTATGTAGCTTATAGCAGAGGAAGAATAGACTGTTGGACAATTGCATCACAAGGAAAATATACACTAGGAGGTAGATAATGATGGACTTAACAAGCGAAGAAATTTTATTATTTATGATAACATTTTATTTTGCAATTAAACTTTATTTGGAATTTGTAATATGAGCGATGACATATATAAAAAACAGGTAGGTGGAACTCACTATAAATCTATGGAGATTCAACCATCAGAATTTATTAACAAAAATAATTTACCTTTCGCCGAAGGAAACGCAATTAAATATTTATGTCGCCACAAACAAAAAAACCAGAAGGAAGATTTATTGAAAGCTAAACATTATATTGATATGGCAATTGATAGAGATTATCCTAATGAAGCGAAAGAAAAATAATGTGTAACACTCCAGAAGATTTAGATTTAAAAGGTATTAGTACTGTTGCTGTCGATATAGAAACATATGATCCCAATTTAAAAACAAAAGGATTAGGTGCTATCAGAAATGATGGTTTTGTTTGTGGTATTGCTGTTGCTACAGGTAAAGATACTACTTATTTCCCACTACACCATGCAGATACAGAACTTACCATGGGTAAAAAATTAAAAATATGGAAGGTTTTAAACGAGAAAATATTTCAAAACGAAAAAATTACAAAAGTATTTCATAATGCAATGTACGATGTCTGTTGGATTAGAGCGGTTACAGGCTCTATGATAAAAGGTAGAATTGTAGATACTATGATAGCTGCATCCGTTATTGATGAAAATAGATTTAGATATTCGTTAGACTCTTTATCAAAAGATTATTTAAATGAAGCTAAATATAAATACGATCTACAACAAAAAACTTTAGAATGGTCTGGTGGTATGGTGAAAGATCCTATGTCTAACATGCATAGACTGCCTTCATCTATTGTAAAAGATTATGCAAAACAAGATGTAAATTTAACTTTTAAGTTATGGAATTTATTTAATAAAAAATTGGACGAAGTATTATACACTAAAGAGGACGGAGAGCAAAAAACTTGTAGAAAAATATTTGAATTAGAAACAAAATTATTCCCGTGTTTAGTTGACATGAAATTTAAAGGAGTTAAAATAGATGTCCAAAAAGCTAAAAAGTTTGGCGACCACCTCAAGAAACGAAGAGATCAAATCGTAACTGCAATCAGAAAAAGAACAACTAAGAAAATAGATATATGGGCAGCGTCCTCTATTAAAATTTTATTAGATCACCTGAATATAAAAGATTACAAAGTTACACCTAAATCTAAAATGCCGCAGCTTCCAAAAGATTATTTAAAAACTCATAAGAGTAAATGTTTACGTATGATTGCAAAAGCAAGAGAATACGACAAAGCTGCAAATACTTTTGTAGATGGTCTATTAGATTATGTACACAATGACAGAATACATGCAGATATAAATCAAATTAGATCGGATCAGGGAGGAACGGTTACTGGAAGATTTTCAATGTCGAATCCTAATTTACAACAGATTCCAGCACGAGGATTCATGGGTAAAAAGATGAGAGAAATGTTTTTACCAGAAGAAGGACACGAGTGGACGAGTCTTGACTACTCGCAACAGGAACCACGGATCGTGGTTCACTATGCTATCAAGTTAGGTTTACCGGGAACAGACGAATTACATAAAGAGTTTGATAAAGAAGATGCAGACTTTCACCAGATTGTTGCCGACATGGCAAAAATTTCTAGAACACAAGCTAAAACAATTAATCTAGGTTTATTTTATGGTATGGGTAAATTAAAATTACAAAAAGAGTTAGGTCTAGATAGAATAAATGCAAAAAAATTGTTTGATGAGTATCATAACAAGGTTCCATTTGTAAGACAGCTTTCACAAGATCTTATTCAATTTTCAAAAGATAATAGATTATTATTTACTTTGCATGACAGATTTTGCAGATTTAATAAATGGGAAACTACTGATAGAGAATGGAATCCAGAGACAAATAGATTTAATGAAGTGCCTTTGTATACAGAAGAAGAAGCAAGACAAGCATTCAAAGCTGAAATTCTAGAGAAATATAAAGAGAATAAGGTTGACAAAAATTATATGGACCACTTTGAAAAATATTATACGCCTGCATTTACTTACAAAGCTTTGAATAGATTAATTCAAGGATCAGCGGCAGATATGACAAAAAAAGCTATGGTAGATTTATATGAGAGAGGCATTATACCACACATACAAATACACGATGAGCTTTGTTTATCAGTTAAATCAGAAGAGAACATAAAGATAGTTAAAGAGATTATGGAGAAGGCTATAGTGCTTGAAATTAAAAATAAAGTTAACTATAAAAAAGGCAAAAATTGGGGTATAATAAAATAAAAATAAAAATGGAGGTTACTATGGAAAAAGTAAAACAAGAAGCTAAAAGATTATGGACTATAGCTATAACTAATAAAAGAGCTACGGCTATAGTTATAGTTGCTGTCATAATTATATATCATTTAATTACAAAATAATTTATTATGCATGGCCTACTTAAATGCAAACATACCTGTGGCGTATTCACAGATCAGGAGAGAATATCTCTATGATCTTAAGGATCATTATGGAGAAGTTGAAGACTGCATTATATTTGGCCTCGCATCTATTACAGGACGTCCGATACTATTTCACGCTATTATGGAAAACGGTGCAGTATTTTACCGCCTACCAATTAGCGCGTTTATTCAACGGGGTTTCGAAGTCAAAGACGTACCACGAAGACGACTTGATGAACTTCAGCTTTGGAATTGTTTTAGCTATTATCCTGCTGTCACTTCTTATGATATTCTAGACGGTCAGTCTGGAAAATATTTTGGAAAAGATAAGAAATTACATCCTGGGGAGTACCTTTTTACTGTTGACTGGGCTCACCCAGAGAGTAATATAGTAGATACTGATCATTCAGAAATATCGCACGAACATAAGTGCGCACACGTTCTCGCTTTAGAGGACGGAAATTATGCAGCACAACCCAACAATCGTATCCTTTGGGATATACCTTCCTTTACGGTAAGAAAAGAAGTACCGGATTGGAAAGTCCAAACTAGCGATTGGAATGTTGAAAATACCGATAAATGGAAAACAGAAGATACTGATAAGTTCTTCTACAATATTGAGGAGAAAAAAGATGATTAAAAAAATTATTTGTTGGCCTTTTAAAAAGTTTTTAGGATGGTTAGCAAGTGGATTACCAGAAGATAAAAAAGAACCACCTTTAAAGTTACAGGAGGAAGTTCCTGTAGTTACATTAAAAAAAATTGTATGCAACACTCACTCAAGATATAAAAAATCCTGTCCAACATGTAACGAGGCCAAAAATGGTTAAATGTAAAAAATGTCATCACGATTGTCACTGCAATGGAGACTTACACGCAGACGTATACGGAACATGCGCTTGTGAAAATTGTGAATGTAAAAATGGTCAAGATAAAAATGGTGGCCTTGTAATTGATGACACGGGGGAATGTGAAAGCTGTCAATAAACATGGAGAAATTTATGAACTATTATGTGACAGGTGTATTAATTATATTAATGTGTTTTTTATCCTTTTGTGGACAAGTTAATGCAGACTCTACCCAAACAAACGTTAGTGGTTCCAACACCGCAATTGAAGGCGGTTACACTTCAGAATCAACAACTACATATGAATCAGGTTCCGAATCTACCTCTACAACTAATAACACAACAAATTCAGATATAAGATCTGCACCACCCTCGGCGGCAGCACCATCTTATAATTCTATGACACAAGATGTATGCGCTGTTGGAGTTTCCGCAGGAATACAAACATTTGGAATAGGTTTATCCGGTGGTAAACATGTGATTGATGAAAATTGTGAAAGATTGAAACTAGCAAGAATTTTAAATGACTTTGGTATGAAGGTAGCAGCAGTTGCTATTCTCTGCCAAGATGAACGTGTATTTGAATCAATGATTCAAGCGGGTACACCTTGTCCAATCGATGGACGTATTGGTAAAGAAGCTTTAGCACTATGGTCTAAATATGATCATGAAAGACCTGATTATGATTTATATGTTAAACGTATGAAGGCTAGAGAGAAAAAAGAAGAAAAACTAGCTAAAGAAGCAGCTTTAATTGAAAAGAAAAGACTTAAAGAAGAACTTAAAATGACTAAAGAATTTGAAAAAGCAGATAAGGAAGCTGCTAAAGAAGAACTTAAAAATTTAAAAAAGGTTAAATAATGCCTAGACCTGTACTAAAATGGATAGTTAAATTAAGAATGTGGTACGCAGATATAAGAGGTCATCACGGTAAAAAATGGAACTACGAACCATCAAAACATTATATGTGTAGGAGGAAAAAATGATCTGGTTAACCGCAATGATAATAGGAGCTGGCTATGCGATTTATCGTATTAATAAGTTTGCTGATGATGTTAACCCTTACAACTTCAGCAGAAGAAATAACAACAAGTAATCTACTTCCAAATTCGGGAGATGGAGTAGACTGGGGATCCAGTTCTACTGAAATGATTAATGATGGTGGATCCGGTTATGTTTCTAATAATTCTACTGTCAATGGTTTTACTATTACCTGTCCTACTTCACAATCCAACTGTGGATATAAGTTTGATGTAGGTGGGGATTTTGAAGTTACAGGCACTGCAACAATATCTGCAGATGATATTGCTTTAACTAATACTGATCGTACTCAGGATATGTTAGACAATGGAATTACTCTTAATAATTATATAGACGTTGCAAACTGTGACAATGAAGCTGGAAATTGTGAGGGGGATAGTGGAGACACAGATTCCCATACAGTTACAGTTAAATTAAAAAATTCAAGCGGCACAGTATTATCTACCACAACTCAAACAAGGACAAATATAGCGGGATTTAAAGGAAACTGTAATGGTTATCCTTCATCCTCTTCAGCAGGAGTATCTGCAGCGTGTGGTCAGTATAATGATACAGTTATATATAATAACACAGGTTCCAATAAAGTAGATTGGTCTTGGAGCGGTACTGATAATAATACAGGTACAGCAAGTAGAGGTGGACCAAATCTTTTAGGTGCTAAACTTACAATGACATATGACAATACTGTTTTGGATACAGAAGCATCAACAGCACTGGAAGATATAGAAGAAACACTAGAAGATCTACAAACTGAA